AGGTGACCGCTAGTCGAGGGTGATTTGCATTCGCGCAATCCTTGCTGGCGCCTCTGCCGGGTCATCCAGCGGGATCATCCGGTAATCATCAACGCCGTGGGTTTCTGCCCAATACTGCGCGGCAATGTGAGTTGGAAATGGCCCGACGTGCCAGATGCCAAGATCAAGGATGTAGGTCATTTCAGGGATGGGTTGCGCTGTTCAGGCGTGAGGCTGGGATGGTCTTTGTCATCATCATCCTCGGGCAGATCCTCGGGGATGTAGTCGTATTCAGGATCGAGTTGGCGGGTCACGGGAAAGGGCACAGTCCGATCCAGTCTCACCCGTTACCGTTGGTTCAGCCGGGCGTCTGGCCATGCGGGCTTACCTGGTTGAGATCAACGCCAAGCTGATCATCCGTTCCGACACCGAGCCATCCGAGCTGCCGGCTGACATCTACAGCCAGCTGACGGAGTTCATCCCTAGCGATGACGACATCGTAGACCTAGACGTTTCTGCTTTCCTGTTGCCTGGCCAGGACGATGGAACACCGGATTGAAGAAACGCAGCTAGTCACCCGCAAGTCTGCGCGTGATCAGATCCATCTCGCCTGGAACTACCAATGCGCCTATTGCGGCGACGAGCTAAACCGCAGCCCCACGCTTGACCATGTAGTGCCCAAGGCACTCGGCGGCATCCATCACCGCTCAAACCTGGTCAGCTGCTGCCTGATGTGCAATAGCCAGAAAGGCCATAAGCACTGGGTGGACTGGTTCCGCGATCAGCCGTTCTGGTCATCAACCCGCGAATGGGCGATCGTCCAGTGGCTAGGCGGCAGCTGCTAGCGCCCCACCATCTGATCGGCATACAGCAGCGCCTGCCATAGATCGGAGCTGTAACGGCAGGTGCCCGCCGTGCAGGTGCGGCAGTACAGCTCACCACCATCAGCGGGCTCCAGCGTTTCCACCGTCACCCCAGGATGTGGCTCGATCGTGCTTACTACTGTTGGCTCTTGCATGGACTAAAGACCGAGCAGTTCGGCGCAAATCTTCCCCCAGTTTGCCGAGCTTCTGGTAAGTCCAGCTCACATCGGCCGCGGCCGCCTGGTGTCCAGTGGATGCAATCCCAGCACAACACCTTGGCGTCAGGCTTTGATGGCCGCACCTTCGCGCTGAATGCTTGGTAGTGCATGTTGCCACGTTCCATCGCCTGCCGCAGGTCAACCGTGCAGGTATCTATCACTAGCTGGTGCTCAGGCTTGGGGCCGATATTGATCCTTGCGTGCCACGTCTGGCTCGCCCGCTCACAGGTCAATAGCAAGCGGCCAGCGTGGAGGGAGATCATTCGTCCTCGCCGTGTGCTGGCTGGTGAAAGATCCGCTCAAACACCATGCTCGGTGGGTCCTGCTCCATGTTGCGCTCAAAGACACTGCGAGCAATCGGATCAGTTTGATCAGCAGCAAAGAAGACATCCGGCCAAAACTTATCCTTCACCACCAGCAGGCTGACGCGCGGGCTTTTAGCCAGCAGCCAGATGGCAATGCGATCCAGTGGTGACAGGTTGGGCAAGGTCATGGCTTTAGTGTCGCAATCAGTCGAGCTAGATACCAGTGGGCTTTGTTTAAGGACTCAGTACCACCCTTGTGCTTTTCACGCCAAACATATTTCAAGATGTTGCCTTTGCAGTAACCCCGGAACTCCTCTGGCGTAAGCGCTGCCTCAATAGCATCGATGCACTCAATCCTGCCCTGGCGGTAGTGCGGTGGCTGGTTGACTGGATCAGTCATCAGCGGCGTGGCTCCTCCAGCATCCGGGCCATTTCAGCGCAAGCCCTGAGCGTAAGGTACAGGCTCATCGGCTTTACTTTGCGGTCGATGGCATTGCGCAATGCAGCACGAAAGCCTTGGCTGATGTTGCCATTACCCAGCAGTTTGGCGGCTGCCACCTCGTCTGGTGTGCAGCGAACACCAACCTGCAAGCGCGGCTTTTTTTTGATGTTGTTAGGTGGCATCACTCCCACCCTTGCAACAATTTGGCGCGAATCACCTTGATGCAAGCGAGCGCGTGCTTCTCAGCCAGTGCGCTTTCAGTGCCACCGATGGCGCGCACGCAGTCAGCCATCAGATCATCAGCATCTACATCGCGCACATTGGCAGCCACGGCCAGGCTGAACTGTTGCCACAGCCCCGTATAGGTGCAGCAGGTGCGGCCGCTGCTTTGATACAACGCCTCAATAAAGATGGCGCGCTGCTGGTCCAATTGAACGCTGGTCATTGGTGATCTTGCAATGCTTGACGGATCATGAGCAACTCTTTGCGGCAGGCAGCAGCCTGCGACCCATGGAGATTGCCCAGCAGTTCTAGACGCAGGTCAAGCAAGGAGCACAGCCGCAGCCGTTCATCTTGCTGCCCTGCTCTGTAAAGGCTGGAATCGGTAATCAATGCCTCCAGCTTGGCGCGGTGGTCGGTCATGCCGGCTCCACCGCAGCACCAGGCCAGCGGGCTTGGGCGTACTTGACGGCATGATCACGCGACTCAGCGCGGGTAATCCATGTAATCGGGCGTGCGCCGCTGGGATACACCAACACGCGATATTGCCGGGTCTTAGCTTTTGGTATTGGCCGACTGATGCCATCACCAAAACGGCCGCGTTCTTCTTCTTGCCATACAAAAGGGGTGATTTCAGACATGATTTTCTGGATCGTTGACGTTTTCAGGGTTGAGCCATTCCATTTCTTGCCACCACGGCATCCAGTCAATGGCTGCCTTGGCTTTGGCATCGGTCAAGCTGTGCGCCCAGATGCACTCGATCACATTGGCGCTGCGGATCTGGAAGTAGAACCGCCGCATCTTGGTGGTGGTGGTCATGGCTTCAGATTGCTGTGGCAAGCGGGATGCTGATTGTGCGCCAGTGTGGCCTGATCGCGGCCGCCGGCGTACCCCGCGGCATAAACGGCCAGCAACACCACAAGGGCGGTGATGCGGTTGACAAAAGGGTTGGTGATCATGATGCAAGCGCCTGACGGACGCGGTAACGGGTGATGTTGAGGCGTTCGGCGATCTGCCGTTGGCTGTGACCAGCGCGTTGCAAGATGCGAACTCGGCGCTGATCAGAAGCGGTGAGCCAGTCGATGATGGCGACTAGCACCAGCAGCGGCAGCAGCAACTTCCAAATCAGCAGGAAGGTGGTAGCGATCATGAAGGTGAAGCGGTGGAGGACCGGTTGCCTCCGATGCGTGAATCATACACCGCAGGCAGCGCACTACGCCATCGGGTTATTCACAATCCGTAACGGGGTGTCGGGCATCGGCCGCTCTCGACCGTCGCTCGTTTGCTTCCTGCGTCAGGTTTGCCCGCGGGTCCTGCGCTTCCTCATGCCGCAGCCGCAGCCGCGTGTAACCCGTCTCCACGTCCACCGGCATCCGCAGCACCGGCTTGCGCTGGTGCGCTGGGCTCCACCCCACCGCATAGCTCGGCACCATCGCCTCCACCGTGAACCATGAATGCCCGCATCCCTGGCACACACGGCGGCGCACAATCTGATCTGGCAACCTCCCATTCGTAGATGCGGCGCGGTGGCAGCTGTGACTGCAAGCTGGACAATCCATGGGCAACATGGGGCAACATGCCCCGGATAAATGAACTTCGGTCAATGGATGGTGGTCAGCATCCCGCCTGAAAAGCTGTTCAAGCTGGAGGGTCAGTGCCGGGAACTGCAGGCCACTGGTAAAGCCGGCAAGCTTGCAGCTTCCCTGCTCCGCCAGACCTGCTACCAACAGGAGCTACTCCAGGCGGCCGTTCATGAGATCGCCCGCCTAGAGCTGCAGCTGATGTGACCTAAAACAGGTCGTCATCATTCACAGCAACCACCACGCCATCAGTGGCAGTAGCCAAGCTCTGGGCAGCACCTGCAGCAGCCAGTTTCTCTTCGATCAACTTCTGGGTTTTGTAATCCGGCTCGATCGATAGCCCCAGATACTTGATCCCGCTTTGGCTGGTGTTGTTATACCCAGTGATCCGCACCGGAATTTCACCCTTGTCGTTGGGCTCTGCATTCATCACATAGCTGGCAAACGCCATTCGGTCCTCCTCCTTGATGCCAAATACCCCGTCAACATCGGGATATTTTTTCCCGGCGTCGTAGCGGTCGCCAAGCCGCTGCTGCAATTTCTCTGGTGTGTTCTTGAAAATGGCGCCTTTTACCTTGAAGGTCATGTTTGATCGTGGGTGATGGTGTTGGCCTTTTCGTATTGCTCCACCTCGGCCAGGGGATAGAGCACGCGCCCTTCAATGCGCACATAAGCTGGCCCGGTTGATTGCCGGCGCCATCGCAGCAAGGTCTGACGATGGATTTGCCATCGCGCTGC